GGTCGCAAGCGAAATACTCATTCTGCACCACAATAAAATTATTCAGGAAGCTGGGAAACCTCCAAAATTAGAACTAAAAAAGATAAAAAGCGACAAAAAGAGACAATTTAAGAAGAACTTGAAAAAATACTTAGAAGAATAAATTTAAAGGAGTTTAAAATAAAATGAATATTAAATATTTAGTATTAAAAACAATTGAAAAATATAGAAAAAATAGATATATCTGTACAAAAGCAAATACAAGGAATAGATATAAAAGCATAAAATATAAAACTGATAATTCTAAATGTATAGTTTATGGTGACAATAGATGCTGTGGCGGTTGCTTGATTGCTTATATTTGTTTCCATTGTGTAAATTGTAATTGTTATGGATTTACAAAAAGTTGTATGGGTGGTACAGATAAACAATACTTTTTAAGTGGTTGTTCAGATGATAAGGCAAAAGGTTATAGATTAAAAAAAGATGGTACCTTTGATTGGGAACATTATAAAATCCTAAATAAATACTTAGAAGAAGGATAGGGGCAATGCCCCTTTTTTTTATAGTTTTTACATAGTAATTTCAATATCAATATTCCAGTGTCCCCAAATTGGGTATACGGTGTTTTTATTTATGTGTTTACTTTTTTACCTAGTTGTGATAATATTAAATAGGAAAACGAAAAGGAGATGATTACATTGAAAATGTTTATGAATAATATATCACTTAAATCTTGGGGCATATACGCTTTGATTAAAATGTACAATGAAGAAAACAAAAAAATAACATTAGATTTATTGTCTAGTAGCTCTAAGGATGGTATGTCAAGTGTGAGAAGTGGAATAAAAGAACTTGTTGATAATGGGTATCTTGAAGTTAAAAGAAATAGAATAAATGGTAAGGTTGCTCATTGTGATTATAAATTATTAAAATAAAATAATTGGAGGTCCATTAAATGAATACTAATGATTTTTTATTTTGGGAACAAAACTCAAGGGATACTATTGATTTTAAAACAATATATGTTGATGTTGCTGGTGATATTATAACAGGGTTGTTATTATCTCAAATAATTTATTGGAACTTACCAAGCAAAGAAGGAAAAACAAAATTAAGAGTTACAATTGACGGTGAATTATGGTTAGCAAAAGGTAGAAGTGATTGGTATTCAGAATGTAGAATATCTGAAAAACAATTCGATAGAAGTATTAAAATACTCCAAAATAAAGGAATAGTTACCACTAAATTGAAAAAATTTAATGGAGCTCCAATGAAACACATTAAATTAAATGTAGATATTTTAATATCTGAAATAAATAAAATTAATTCAGAGGGTAAAATGGAATTTCCCCAAAGGGTAAAATCGAATTTACCTAAAGGTCAAAATGGACTTTACCCAAAAGGTAAAATGGATTTTAACCAAAAGGTAAATTCTTTAACAGAGAATACAGCAGAGAATATAACAGAGAATACAACAACAACAGATGCGGTGGTGGATTCCAATATTATTTCAAATATTTCAAAAACCATTGAAGATAAAACAGGCTTTAAAATCAATCCTAAATCTCTTTCCTATTTATACAATTTGAAAGGCGAGGATAAGATTCTAGAGTATGCAAATAATTGGAGTAAGTTTAGCACGGTTGATAAGAAAAATGCTCAAGGGTTCTTTGTGAAGGCTATAGAAAATGAATATCAGGTTCCCAAGCAGGAAGAAGTTTATAGCAATATTAATAATTTTGAGCAAAGGCAGTACCAAAAAGATGAGTATGAAAAATATTATTATAAAGTGGAGGTTTAGATTATGGTATATACAACAATGTATGGAGAAAGTCAAATTTATGGATATGAAAAAGAAGTTCCAGAAAATAGGGAGGTATGGGGATTTGCGTTTAGAGTTAATAATGGGAAATATGGATTCCAAGGTGGAAACATATGTAAACCAGTTTTAGGAGTTGTAAAGATTAATAGATTTTATGAGTACAAAAAAGGCACAAAACAGCTAAAAAAAAGTAGCGTATTAAAGGATGCAAGATGCTATGCAGATACTGAAATTGAAGCTATAACAGAGTATAACAAACATATATTAACGGCTTGTGCTGTGCTTGACAATTACAAATATAAGTATAAAGCAGAAATGGTTTAATTATTATAAGGTGGAGGTTTAGAGATGGAGAATATAGGAGCATTTTTTAAAACACAAAGGATTTACAACGGTTTATCGCTTAGAGAAGTCGCAAAGGAATTGGATATATCAGCATCATATTTATGCAATATAGAAAAAGATAGAAGATATATTTCTAAAAATTCAATGTTAAATAAGCTGTGTGAATTATATATAATACCAGATAGAATTAGATTAAATATAGCTAGAAATATAATAAAGAATAGATGTTCTGTCAATAAAGATTCTTTAGAGTTCTGCTACATAAAATATTTAGAGAAAGAAATAACAATTAGAAAGGGCGGTTGATAATATGACAAAGAGAAAATACTTAGATATATGCTTAGATTGTAATAAATAAATTGATTTAAAGCATTGATTAATCAAAATAAATACTCGGTTGCACTTTTGGGAAAGGATGCAACCGAGTATTTCATCTATAGCATATAAAACTAACATATAAATAATATCTCTACTAAAATTATTTGTCAATTAATAATCTATATAAATTTATTATCATTGCGGTACCTTCTGCCCTGGTTAAATTACTATTGGGATTAAACTTATTGTGTCCGTAGCCTTTCACAAGTCCTAAGCTAGATGCTTTGTTAATATCATCTTTCGCCCAGTGACTTTCGATATCCAAAAATTCGACATTATTCTCCAAAACCTTCTCAACTTCAAAAATTTCTAGGATTGAGTCTACAATGTTTTCAGCAATCAAATCTGTGTTTTCAATAATCCACTTTGCATCATCTTTGTTATCGTGAAAAGCTACTTCGATTAATACTGCATTCGCAAGCGTTTTATAGAGTTCTGCCATGTGCTTACTTTGACCATAGAAGTTATATCCTTCTTTAACACCCCTATCTTTAGTAGGTGTCAATCCTTCTAAATTTTTGTAAAATACATTAGCATAAACATGACTTTCAGTATCAAACTTATTACAATACACCTCACAACCTCTAGATTTGCCATTATTCGCGTTAGAATGTATTGCTAGGTGTAAATCAATATCATAATAATTACTGTCTGTAATGACTTCTGAGAGTTTCCAGTTAGGATTATTTCTATAGATAGTAAATTGATTGTACTGTGATAAAATCTGTTGCACCTTATCACATAAAATATTCATTCTTTCTTCTTCAGCACCAAATTTACCATAACCTATATTTTTTTCCTGTGTAGATGGACTTAAATATATCTTAAACATCGCTCTCACCTAATTTCTTATAGATATCTTTTACATCTTTGTTGATTTCTGTTAACTCTTTTTCAATCATTTTTTTTAGGTCGTCATATTTATTTGCAAGTGCTTTCATAACATCTTGTGCACCATCCAAGACCTCGTGATTTTTCAATAACAACTCTGTGAAAGCTTGGTCTCTCTCATCATTTTTCTTTCTGGTATAAATCTTGTCATCTTGTCTAGCCTTGCGCTCGCTTAGTATGTACCAAATTAAAAAAGTTACAAAAGGTGTAGTACCAGCAATGCTTGTTAATATATCATTGTAATCCATCAATTTCACTTCCTCTCACTTTAGTTTAATAATATAATTATATCATATTTAGTTAGAACCTACCCAAAATGTTAAGTCAGCAGCCGCAATAACTAAATTCACTGTTGTTGTTGTTGTAGCAGTAATCGAAGACGATCCACTTGTTGTGATAGCTTGAATTGGATAAGCTAAAGTCTTGCTGAAATTCCCTGCGACTACATCAAATGTATAAGTTTTTTTAGCTGTAGCATCAATTGCAACTACTATTGTAACCGTTCCTGCACCTGCACAAGTTCCAACAATTGTATAATGAGTGTGCAATGGTAAATCAGTATCAATTATAGCTGTTATAGTTCTTACATCTGACCCAGTGGTTGCGACAATTGTACCTCCTGCGGTCCATTCATCATATAAAACTTCTTTTTGCTCATCTTTTTCATTATTACTTTTTAGCATTTCATCAAAATCATCTGTCCAAACTCTTTTTTGCTTTGTTGCTGCAACATATTTTTCACACTCAATTGTACTCAAAATTCTCAAAGTAGAATCTATTTTTTTAGTTACTTTTGTAACTTTGTAAGTTTCACTAGATATTCCTAATAAGCTAATATCTACACTTATTAATTCAAGTACATTTATTTTGTCATAGGTTTTAAATTTAATTTTAGCAGGATTGACATATGTTTTAACTTCTGTTTCTGCCATGTCATTCGCGTCAGATGTATTATTTATATTCCTGTTAGTTAAAACTGAACCAAAAACACCACTTCCATAGATTAGAGCCATTGCAGTTTCTTTAGTAGTATCAGTGTATGAACCAACAACCGATCCATTTTCTAATTTTTTTCCAACTACAAATTGTCTAGTCCTAAACTTGCTAGAATCTTCAATAAAGGTAGGCATATCCACGCAATTTATATATCCTGCATCGGTCTTGTCTGGTGTCAAAACTTTTGTAGATGTATTATCAACATATGTGGGCTCTGCTTGGAAATAAAAAGCCTTTTCATTTGTAACCCACCACTTAAACCCACTAGAATTAGCTAAATCATTATATATTTTCATTGCGGGTTCTGCTGGTTTCACATAGTTTTCTATAGTTGCCCCTGTTGCAATATTACCTTCCGTCAATTCTTCACTAGTAGAAGAACCAACCTTAATAAAATCGGTAAAAGTTTGGTCAACGATTGCTCCGGCGGTAGTATTTTGTGCATCAACTACAAATGTTCTTCTTCCAAAAATTTGTTTGTAACCTTCGGCATAGATATCTAATACCATAAATTCTGGACTTAGCAATGTTTTTTTAGGTTCTTGGATAAGCCCACCAAACAAAATTTCGCTTGTAACTGTATCTCTTATAATTAACTCCATTCCCATTTCAATAAAATTACTATTATCTACAATTTTCAATGATGCACTATTAGAAAAATTATCTTGGGTAACTATTTTTATACTTGGCATATGTGCCTTATCAGTATAATCTTCATCGTTTATTTCTATAATCGTATTATCAAAATCATATGATTGTGTCTTGAAATTCCAGTACGCAGGATCTGTTACTGCATCTGTTCCGTTGCTACTTGCATCTTCAAACGCCCCAGCATCAATCAAAACATAGTATATTTTCCCATATGAAAAATTATCTGTAGGGTTGATAGTAACTACATTGTCTACAATAGTAACTTTTGCGTTTGTCGCTTCAATTTGTTCAAACAATGTGCCGTAAAAATCATAAATATTTATGTATTTACTACTTACTGCAGTAACATTTTCATTATATGTAATTGATAAATTTTGAGATACTAAAACTTTATTATCGCCCGATTCTGGATTTAAATCTGTTATTGTTGGTGCGGTTGCATCACCTGTTGAATACTCTGTTATTGGTGGTGTAAATGATGCTGGTGTGTATCTTCCATCACCGTTTGAAATTCTTAATTCGTCTATGTATCCATCTAAAAATTCAGAAATTCCACTGAATCCTTTATATCTAGCCCCAACAACTAATATTTGACTACTATTGTACAAAGATGTCGTAGAAACAAAGTATGAATCTAACACTTTTCCCTCCACGGCTAAATAAACAGTATCAGAAATTCTAAATGCGGAAAAATGATACCAGGTATTCAAACTAAATTGATATTTTGCTAAGCAACTTCTCTGGGTTGTTCCGTTGAAAGAAAAAGCAAAAATCAACTCATGATTTCCAGAATTATTATACATAGTAAGTAAGTAACTAAGATTTGATATTCCATTGTAACATTGACCGCTCAGTCCGAAATAATTACCAGAATTAGGAAAGTTAGAAAAACTAAAATATCCCTCTACTGCAAAATTATTATTAGAAAAATTAAAATCCGAGCTGTCGGCTGTTGTTACCGAATCACCTACGCCATCAAATTTTCCCATTGCAGTTCCAATCACAGGTGAAATTGTGTATGCTCCTTGTAGTCTTGCATTTCCATTTGCCGTAACTGTGTGTGTTGTATTACCATCGTCAGTAAATGTTGTATCTCCAGTAGAACCATTGCAATGCAATAAAAGTTGAGTGTTTGCATCACTTGAATATTCGCTCGAAGGAGCTGTAAAATTAGTTGTCCATCTTGCGGTATTTTTGCTAATTCTAATTTCGTCCATGTACCCATTTAAAAAACCTTGTACTGTTGATTGTTTATATGCCCCAATTTTTAGCGTTTCTGTAGAATCATCTAAAGCCGTAGTGCCTGCACTTATTGTTGTTGCATCTGCTGTACCATTAACGTACAGAGTAATTGTTGTGCTATTTCTTACAAATGCTAAATGATACCATGTGTCCACTGAAAAAGCTTGTGTGAATGTAGTAACTCCTAACAATCTGCTAGAAAAATTCACTTTGTTATAATTCATAAAAATGGTAAAGCTATAATTTGGTAAAGCACTTGTACGCTGATCTACCAACCCTACATATTGTACAGTTGTAACATCTTTAAAATTAACCCAAAAGTCTATTGTAAAATCATTGTTGCTAAATGTCCAATCCGTAGAATCTGGAATTGATAAGTAAGTTGAACTTGAACCATCAAAATAAGCAACTGCACTGCCAAATTTACCAGAAAAGGAGTCAGATGTTTTTAATTTAGCATCACCATTTGCGCTCATTGTATGAGCCGATGTCGAACTGTCCGTAAATGTTGTTGAATCATCTGAACCGTCCATGTGTAGTAATAGTGAAGTATTAGCATCATTAGTAAATGCTACTGTCGGTGGAGTAAATGAACTTATAGTATATCTTGCAATTCCTTTTGAAAATCTAAATTCATCTATATAACCATTTAGAAAGTCTGTTTCCGTTGTGTTATAAGCACCTAGCTTAAAATCCTCTGCACTATTATGTATAGTGTCTGTGCCTATGTAATATCCACCTATGTTAGTCCCATCTAAAAATATTGCAATATCTGTTGAATCTCTGCAAACTGCTATATGATAAAATGTATCTATAACAATATTACAATCTATATTTTGTGTTTTTTCCGTACTTCCATCTGTAGTATATTTCCATTCTAGTTCATACCTACCAGCATTATTATACAAAGACAACATATAACCTTCATCTGTAGTATCGTTCCAGCTACTAAATAAACACATTCTGTTACTTGCACTTGGCAAACTAACAAACCTTACTTGTAAATCAATCTCAAAATCTCCGCTTCCTAAGTCAAAATCTGCATGGTCACTTATACTCACAAAATCACTTGTTGCACTAGCTAATAATAGACTTCCTGCTCCAAACTTTTTTACACTTGTCGAAATACTTGCACTACCATTTCCAGTTAGTGTTTTTCCTCCGTAATCATCTGATATAGTGCTGTTAAAGTTACTATATAGCTTTACAAAACTATCTAAACCAGCCATGAAACACCCCTTTCTTAATAATTACCATCTCTTTTTAATTTATTCATAAAATTAGTCCCTATTGTGTCTATGTTACTATCATCAATTACATTATCTCTTACAGTTATGTTGTTATATACAATCTTTGAACTATCAAGTGCCGACCTGTTCATATCTAATCCTAATAATTTTTTTAGAGAACTCAGGGGTGCAATAACCTCTGGATCTATTTTTGCGTTCGGATTGTCTCCAACCGTAGCAAGTGTTTCATCTGTTGCAATTCCGCCTTTTGCTAACTTAGGGATTCTATAAGGAAAACTAAACTTTTTGCCACCAACAACAGGTACCCAATCAGGTATACCTATCCCATCTAAGCCACTTAAAAATCCATTAACACCACCAATTATTACATTGAATGGTAGCTTAAAAGCATTTTTTATTCCTTCCCAAATGTTGCCGAATATATCTTTTACATTTCCCCAAGCACCCGACCAATTCCCAGTAAACACATTTTTTATAAAGTCAATTAAACTTGATAATGTGCTTGTTAATAATTTAACCTGGTCCATCACGTAACCAACTATAGTGCTAAATACTTCTTTAAAAACTCCAGAAACTACTCTTAAATCCATTATTAATACATCTAATATACCTTTCATTAGTCTGCCTAAAATTTCAATCAATGGAGTTATACCCTGGGAAATAAGTGTTAAAACTGGCTCTAGTAATCCCATAAACAACTCAATTAAAGGCATTAATAATTCAATTATGTTAGAAAAAATCGGTATTAATACATTCAATAATTCTAAAAAAACTGGCAATATCATTTCAATTATTTGCAGAAATGGAGGTATCAGCATTTCTATTAATTCTACAAAAACTGGCAATAATGCTTCAATTATTTCTGCTATTGGAGGTATCAAACCCATTAATAACTCACTAAAAACTGGCAATAATTGTTCTACTACTGGCATTAAAGATGTTGCTATTTCTTGCAATATTGGAATTAATCCTTGCCCCAAGTCAATCAGCAATGGTTCTACACTTCTTTTCAAACCTTCTAGCATTTCTGAGGTAGAACCATATTTTATATCTTCCATTTTCTTTAAGGAATCGCCTGTCATGTCCATCTCGCCATTTATATCAGTTAAAGCATTTATTGCATCAACACCTAAATCCTCAAATTTAGTGCCGAATAATGCTACACCTAGTTCATTTTGCTTAACCGCATTGTCAACTTCGGATAAAGCTTGCGTAATGTCCATAAATGCAACCGCCGACGCATCGCCACCGTCTGCAAAAGTTTTTGTCATTTTTTCAGCATCAAATCCTAGTTGTTGAAACGCTTCGGCTGAGGCATCTGAACCGTCTTTGGCTCTAATACCGAATTCTTTTACGGCATCGTTTAAATAGTCCATCTGAAAGGCACCATCAGCACTACCATTTACCATTGAGTTAAAAAATTCGTCTGCAGTAAGTCCTAAATCAGCAAAATGACCCGCATATTCTGCAACTTGATCTGCTAAATCCTCATTTTGATTTAGTCCTTTTTGCGCTCCTTGTGTTAGTAGTTCGAAAGCCTCTTCGGAACTTATTCCAAATTGCTTTACAAGAGCATTTACACCCCTTATTGACTCGCTGAACTCTATTTCGAAAGTATCTTGTAATAAATAAGCCTGTTCGGTAACTCTCTTTAATTCTTCATCGGATAAATCACCCATTTGTTGATTAACAAGCCCCATTTTATCAGCTATATCTTCAAATGATTCACCGTAGTTATTAGTGTAAATAGACTCTAATACACCTTGATATCTTTCGGCTTCTTCTGCTCCTTTTCCTGTACTGGCGATAAATTGATTCATTGCCTTGTCCATATCGTCAGCACCTTTTATAGCCATTGCACCAATTCCAACGGCAATAGTGCCTAAACTAAGTCCAATAGCCTTAGCACTAGATTTAGCCTTGTCTTTCAGCTTACTAGTGCCTTTTTCAACTTCATTTTCAACCCCTCGCATATCACTGCCAACATTACTATCGTCTATGACAACCCGATATAAAACTTGTCCATCTTGATTAGCCAAAACTATCACCTACCTTTTTTCTTTTTAGGCTTTGCCATTCCTTTTAATGTTCCAAACAAATCATTTAGTTGCTGTTGGAAATTTCCTTCTTTCTGCTCCAAGGAATAATAAGCTTTCATTTTTATAATGTTATTTCTATGCTCTGCATTATCTTTAGTTGCCTTTGGAACTTTCATAGACCTTATTTTTATAACTTCACTCATTTTTGTTTTTTCAGATAATCCCCCAAGTAAAGACATAAATTTTATCCAGGATAATTTATCAACTTCTTCCACTAAATCAATCCCATAATTCATCATAAATGAAGAATAAATATACTCAAAATCCTGCTTAATATCCATGACTATTTCGTCATTAACTTTCTTTTTACCTCTTGCAAAACTATTGATATGCTCAAATACTTTGTTAACTAGTTCTACCTTTTCATTTATGTTTAGCTTGTACTTTTCATCAAAAAAACATTCATAACTATATGTTGCTTTTTCGGATTCCTCTAAAGATTCATCTTCTAATATATCTATAGCCCTCAACACACGATTGAAGGCTATATTAATATTGTACACTTTATCTTTGTATTTAATTTTGGAATCGTCAATGTATAAAATATCATACATTATCTAACACTTTTCCCTTTTATGCTTTCTGCAAACTGTTGTTGTTTTTTTGACATAAAATCATGTATCTTGGGTAACAAGCTAACTAGAAAAGGCATTACTTCGATCAACATTTCCTCGGTATTTTCAGTAGAAATTACTCTTTCATTTTTATCAAAAGATTCTTTTACACTATAAAACTCTAAAACTTTATTTGCATTGTTTCCAAAAAACATTTTAATTATTTTTATAGTTATTTCTCCAAGTCTTTGCAAGTTTTCATACAAATCTTTTTCTTGTTGCAAATTTACTTGTATGACTTGCAAATCTTTAATATCTTTTAATATATTTTTAGAATTTTTTGATAAATTTAGCTCTGTTGTTATAATCTCACCGTTTATTTTAACTTCTTCTTTTAACAATTCACTTCTTTTTAATTCAAACATAATTTTTTACCTTCCTTGACTAGTTTTTTATTATGCCTTAGATGTTACTGTCGCCCTACCAGCTAATTTAGCCAATGTACTAGCATCAACCTCGGCAATAACAATTTGATTGCCTGTTGTTGCCGTAATATCGTCTGTACCATTCCAAGCCGTCCATCCACTCGACAAATCTTCGTCATATTCAGGGAAATCAACCGTAGCGGCTGTTTTATAAACATAGCTTGTTTCTGTCAATGCAGGATTTACATATATTGCAGTATCTCCGCTCAGTGTTCCAGCAACAGATACAACTTGTAAATTACCTAATACTCCTCCTGTAATCGCTGGTAATCCATTGAAATGGAACTCACAACTTATTGTAGCTAATGCGTTAGGGTCTCCTCCTGTGTCAACTATATTGCAAATTGTTATTTCTCCTGTCAGTGTTACTCCACCATGTGTAATTATAAAATTAGTTTTTCTGTTATCTAGTAGTCCGTATTGAACAGCTTCACCAAAAATATAGTCTTGTGCAGTATCTCCAACGTAGCGAGTACCCGACAATGTTATTATTATTTGCATACCGCTCACTTCTGTGCTTCCGAACCCACTATCACCAAAGTATGAGAATTGATTAATTACTTCATTTAGTGACTTTGATAAGTTTGACCAACCCTTTTCCAATGTTTGGTAACTACTAGCCCCGCTTGGATTTACATCAATTTGCATTGTTGTCTGATAATTTGCTTTAACAACTTTTTGTGTCATAATTTTTCACTCTCCTTTTTTATTTATCCACCTGTTCAACGTCAATTACTATGTTGTAAATCCAACTATTGTCATCATCTTTATCCACATAATTAACTGTAGTTGAATACTCAATATTATATATCTGTGAATCCGTTAAAGTAGGAAATGTTTTAAGTTTTCTCATACCTTTTCCGATTGCATCTAATTTATTCATTGCAGTTTTCTGATTTGCATACTTACTCAAAAATACAAATGATGATGCAAATGCAGATTCTTTGTCTAAAAATGTTATATCTGTACCTGCAGGAGCATTATAAATTGATATGGACTCAGAAACTGGCAATGCTCCAACGTAAATAGTTGATACACTAGCAAAATCTTTAGCAAGTGCTATAAGTTCGTCAATTAAATCATCCATTACTGGCTCCTCTCTGTGCTATTTTAAGCCATTCTTTATTGTGTACTTCTTTTGCGTGATGTGCCCACATCAACCTAGCATGAGGATTTTTGTTTTTCAAAGGTGTTCCTATCCAATATACCTTTTTCGCATAAGGTGTGTTCCAAATAAGTTCTCCTTTTTCATAGTCTGTAGCAATCAAACTGCTTTTTATTAAATCTCCACTTTGCCTTCGAGCATATTTATTACAATCCTTTAAAGCTTGTGTAGTAACTAAGAAAGTCATTTTTGCAACATCTCGTGAAATTCTGTTTGTTATTGCAGTAATATCAGTTTGTACTTCGACACTCATTCTATCACCTACCTTAAATATAATTCATAGTGATGTATACTTGTAGTGTCCGCTTGATGAATTGGATCTATTTTTACTATTCTGTAATCTTTGCTATTAAATGTAATTATATCATCTTCCGCAAAGTTTGGCGAAGTAATTACTGTAGCTAATTTACATACACTATTTACCATGTCAAAAAACAACATCGAACTTGCTACAATATCAGTATTATCTTTTGATTTTACAATTTGATTGCTTACTTCAAAATATACTTGTGTTAAAGCATATTCTGTTTCCGTTTCTGCACCCCAATTATCCTTTGTAATACTATTATGAGTACATGATTGATTTAAAATTTTTAACGGAATAGGCTTCATTCTATCACGCTCATTCCTCTGTAAAGTAACCCTGTGTTCTTTAAATACATTGATACAGAAGGAGATAGTGGAATACCCTCGAAGTATTGATAATTTGACTTTTTACTTTCATTGCTTGACTCTATCTTAAATTTAGAAAGAGAAAACCCAACATCGTTATTATCAGAGTTATTAGTCGCATTATATCCACCTAAATTATAAATAAATTCTATTTGAGAACATACCGCCTTTTTTACTCCTGTTTGCTGGAAAGTATTCAAATCATCAAATGTATCACTATCATACAAATCATTATTGGTAAAAGCATTAATAACATCTTCCGCCCTCGCTAATAACTGTGCAAATACATCTGTATCGCTTATTGTTGTACCGTTGTATGTGCTATCGTAGTAAGTTTTATCTACATAAGCCATATTACACCTCGTTTCTATACCTCAAAAATGCTTGTTGAATAATCAATAACTGTTGATTGTGCTTCTTTGTTCTCAAATTCTGCAATATATTTTTTATTTTTATCCAATATCAAAAATGGATAAATTAAACTGTTAGCACTATCTTTATGATTAGCAAAAGCATTTCTTGTAGGTAATAAATCGCCTTTATCTGTACCTGTCGCACCACTTGTTAAAACTGTCTGTAATGTTTGCTCAGATGTCCTATTAGGATTGAAAGGTGTTACCGTAGTTCCTCCTGAATAATCTGTACCTTCGTAAAATCTAAATTCAACTCTAGTGTCCGAAGAAGAAATTAAACAAGGAAATATAAATACAGTTTTATCAACATCAACACTGCTCATATCAATCAAAAAATTTACCGTTTGTTCTGATGATAAATTCATACTAGAGACAACAACACCTGTCTTTCCTGCAACAATTGAATCGTCTCCATAGCTTGTTGTAATAAATCCTGTTTTTGATGTATCTCTGCTATTTAATATTTCAGTACCCATTTGTCGTTCCCTTCTGCTGTTAGCTATTTCCGTTTGTTATTCCTCTAGGTTCTTCGTACCCAAACAAATTCCATGTAACATCTATTGTATCTGTTGTCAAATTTGTTACAACTATAATGTATTGAGTATCTTTTTCAAAAACAAATTCTTGATTAGCACTTTGTACAAAGCTAGCACTAGCAACCGTTTGATTTGTACTATCTGCCATAACTACAACCGGAGGTAAACATAATGCTCCTCCTGTGTATGTAGGAGATGCTTTTATAGTGCTTTCTGGCGTATTAGAACCAGCTAAATTAGGGTTATAAAGTAGTATTGCAGTCCCTGTGTTTACTGTAACATCTGCACCGCTGAAAATTTCTATTTTGCAAGAACCTCCAAGCGCATTGAGTACTATGTTTTTAATATGAGGGAATAAGCTTTCAGGTGTAGTTAAACAATATTTTTTTGTTGCTCCATTTGTTAAAGTAAAATAATCGCCTGCAATAATACCATAATCTTTATGTATTGCAGAATGGTCTGTGTTAATTACTTCAACACCCCCGAAGGTAACTTCCTCTCTGCCCCAAACTTCAGTTCCCATTATTTCACCTTCTTTTTTCCTTTATTTTTCACAGTTTTTTTAGGTTCTTTTTTAAGTTCTTCCACTTGTGGCTCTGGCTCTGGCTCTGGCTCTGGTTCTGGTTCTGGCTCTGGTTCTGGTTCTGGCTCTGGTTCTGGCTCAATATTGTATACGATTTCTTCAATTGTTTTATCTAGCTTCTCTAATTCTTCAGTAATTTCATCTTCAAAAACTTCATTTTTTGGATCTGATTTTTTACATCTTTTTTCATGTATATTTAAAACTTTATCACTATATTCTATATTACAAAATTTACATTTCACTCAAAATTCCTCCTTATTTTGAAAAAGCTCTAGCTTTCACTAGAGCCTTTAAAGTTTAATTTAGTATGCAGAACCTAATGAAATTCTGCGCCAATTATTATCACTTATGGTATTAGTAGCAATACATCTATACATGTAAGAACTATCAAAATAAATATCGTCTAATGTTCCAACTGTACCGTCAACTCCTGCTGTTGTATCTCCAAGCGTAGCTTGTCCAAAAGCACCATTAGCCATTGTTTCTGTTGTTGCAATGCTATTACTAGCAGTACCTTTTGTATCTGCTGTTAATACAACTGTATCGCCTGCACCATCCGCAGCACCTACACCAGCGGTATCATTTGCAGTAACACTTGTAACTGTCGCAGTAACTGCGTTTGCAGCGGTACAATCAACACCAGCAACCTCAGTTCCAAATGTTGCAGCATCAAATATATTGCCAACATTATCAAAAGTTTCTGTACATGCGATTAAATCTCCTGCTGTCCCCGCAATTAAGGCTGTTATTACTGCGTCATTTGTTGCCCACGCTCCTATTGTTGCATAAGCACTAGCAGTATTATAACCGTCTGTTCCGTTTATAGCTGCTGTTATTTCAACTTTTGCACCTGCTAAATCTGCACCAACTGAAACTTCACCGTCCGCATTTGCAGTTCCTACCGGAACAAAAGTAAATACCTTATCACCAATAGTAAATGTATCACCAGAAATTGGCTGAACTGCTACTGTTAGTAAACACGCGCTTGCTGTTGCAAAAGATGTTATATCAATTGCGAAATCACTTCCATCAGTCAATGATTGCGCTGCATCTGCACAAAACTCATATACGTCAGCTCCAATTGTAACTGTTTCGCCATCAATAGCAACTCCACTAACAGTAAGTGTTCCTTGGCTTGCCACTGCATTAACAGGTGTTCCAGATTGTTTTAACTTGTCAACTTCTGCTTCAACTGCTGTCATTTCGCTTTGCAATGTGCTAATATCACTAGCACTTACTAAGTTTAACGCGGTTATAATAGTTTGTAGCTTTGTTCCTAACCCAATCACTTGCATACGTCTATTAATTCTATTAATCTTGTCTTGCTCTGCTGTTGTTAAATTTGTAACGGACATTTAAATTGCCTCCTTTTTAGATTGTTAGTTTTTATTATCCTAAAATTCTTGTTGCTAGTTCTGGATAAGGAGTAGCATATCCGTACAATACATCAAAACTAATTGTTTCTTTTTTGCTTGTAATATTGTAGCCTTTTGTAACACGAATCGTTAAACCGTTGTAGCTAGTTGTGTAAGATTCTACACCACTTTGCGGTGCTTCCAAAGGTCTAGAAACAAATGAAAATGCTTTTTCGTGGAAAGCTAAGTTAGCAACGTGACCGCCTGCTGAAACGTCAGGGAATGTAACCGCATCACCTGACAAATCAGCAGTAAGTTGAGGATAAAGGTTTGCAGTAACAACACCAGCAATTGCATTAGCAGTATCTGCTATAACAACATACTGAGAAGTTCCTATTACAACCAAATCACCTTTTAATAATTTTTCTGTAGATGTGCCTGCTGCACTTGTCAAAGGAACTGGAGTATACTTATAACCTGTCGTTGCATCTGTAGCATTAACCGCAGAAACATCAACTGTACCTGTTACATCTGCCAACGCAGTATATCCACCAGCAGTATGAGTTTTAACCGCTTGTGACATATAGTTATTAATTCCTTGTACCTTACCGATTGCACCTTCTCTAAGTGCTTCAGTTGACCCAGATTTTTCAGCGTTAACAATTGCATCAACAATAGAAAGTTTTGTATCTGCATCAGCATCCCAAACACCAGAGCGAGGACTCATTGGTACTTTATTATTATTTAATTTACCTCTTGCGTTTGCAATATCTTCCAAATCATCTGGAGTAGTTCCAGCAACACCAACAAAAGAATTAATTAACTTATATTGATTTAATCCATCCTGATTTATTTTTTCAGCAATTGCAGTAATTGCTGGATTAACAACATCATTTACAAAATCGTGCATTTTTAACGTCATTTCCTTTGAAGTAACAACTACGGATACATCAGCGATTGTATCCATTTTTACTAGAATCGGATGAGGGTTAATATCTTGCAAATTAATTGCAGAACCGTCGAACTCGTCGGCTACATAAACCGCAGGTCTTTTTACTTGGATTGTATCACCTTTTTTAACAAAATCGTTTGAGTAATCTTTGTTTATAAGATTAGGGAATACAAGTTGTTGCTCTAAAATTGGAAGTGCTTCTCTTGCGATATTTTGCATAGTTAACATACTGTTAGCCATATTATTTCACGCTCCTTAAATTTTGTTTTTCTCTTTCATCATTTTGTAATATTCTGAATCACTCAATTGTGAGTAATCAGGTTTTCCAGCTTCATTTTTAATTTTTTGACCACCTGCTGGAATCGTTGTCCCTTGGCTGGGAGTTTTAGAAAATTGAGGATTATCTTTTAAAAATCCTTCTAAATTATCTTGAAAATCACCTTCCATTTGACTAACTTTAAACGATATAAAATCTGCGTAATCTGAATTTACTCCGCTTTTTAATACTGCTCTTTCATTTTTCAATTGTTGTAGTTCAGTTCTAATTTTATCAGCTTGTTTTCTTTCTTCTGCAATTTTTTCTTGCTCTGTTTGTTGTGACTTCTTCCACTCTTTAAACGCTTCTAAATCTTCTTTATGTGGCATTTTTGAGCGTTCTCTTTTCAACCTCTCACCAATCTGTTTATCAAGTTCGGCTTGAGTAAATGTTTTTTCTTCTTGTTGTTGCTCTGTTTCTTGATTCTCCGTAGCATCTACGTTTGTTTCTTGCTCTGTTTCTTGATTCTCCGCTGTTTGCGTATTTTTATTTTCTATATCCATTCTTATTCCTCCCATTTAAAGTCCGTCGACAAATTATTTATATAAGTGTTACATTATTTTATTGCTTCTTGTGCTAATTTCTCCATTTTAGGTAAGTTTTCCTTTTTAAACTCTCTTAATTTCTTTCTTTTTTCTTTCAATCTCTGTTTACTTATTAATTCTTCTTGCTTATTGTTAGTTTTTTCAAACCCTTCCAGCCTTCTTTTTTCTTTTTCAATTTCATTTTTGTAATAGTTAACTTTTTGGTCGTATGCGTATATTATATCATTTTCTTTTTTCTTGTAAATATCAAAAGTTTTTGTAAATAATCCATCATCGATATAATATTTCATGTGAGTACAATTTATTCCAAAAATACCATCAGGTTCACCAAAAGAAGTCCTTGAAAAATCACTGTAGTTATAACTTTTTCCATTGATATCTTTTACGGTACCCGATTTATTATCTTCGCTGAAAATTCGCCCTTGCTCAAGGTAGCATTTAGGCCTCGCCCCTGCGTGGGAAGAAATTTCGAATAAATGTAAATCAAAATCCTTGGCGTAGGCGTCTTGAATATCCCTTGATGATTTGGCGGTCTGTGTTCTAATGTTCCTCGCTACTCCTGACCTGACATTTATAACACTTCCTGTTTCGTAGGTCTGGATCTTAATACCTTCATCCGCTAACAATTTTGTTGCTCTAGTTACTGATTGTTCAAAAGTTCTCAAGCCTGTCTGAACATCTAAATAAGCAGTATTAACAATTTCCAAATATTTTTTATTTGATGCTTGTAAGCAAGTTGTATTAGTGTAATTTATAAATTTCGTAGAATCTCTTTTAAACATATCTAAAATACTGCTTATGCTTTCAGTTGTTTTTCCTGTGGAATTAACATTTTTAATTATATCATTCATGGCTGGAACTATTAAATTATTATATTTATTAATTATTTTTCCATTTGCTTTATTTACTGTTGTTGCTTTATTTATTTTTTCTTGGAGCCATTCTTCACTTCCTCCATCATCTAAATCAATGTCTAATTCAGATATAATTGTTAAAAATAATTCAGTATCCAAAGCATTATAGAGGATTGATAAAGGCTCAACTAATGCATCAATATCTAAAATATTACTCAAAATCGATCACCTCGCTAGGGTCTTGCTTAGGCTTCCTAGCTTCTATTTTTTTATCTAACTCAATTGCTTCTTCTTCACTCATTTTATAAACTCTTTGATAATACTCAATTCTATCAATTACACCTGAATTTAGTTCTAGTAGTGCATCTTGCATAATCTGTGTATCATCTTGTACAATACTATCATCAAATTTAATAGAAATATCTTTAGTTGCATCTTGACCTTTCAAGTGTAAAATAGCCTTTACCATGCTTACTAAAGCATTATCTATAACCATTTCATCTTTTTTTACTTGTCTATAAAGATCGCTATCCTCTGATATTACCTCTGTAGCTGTTTTTTCAACTGTACCATCTTTAAAGTTATAGTATCCATTCCCTAGATTTACTTTAAATGATAACATACTAAGCATATCACAAATAGCTTGGGACAACTCATTAGTTCTCAAGTCTGGTGTATCATGTATAATATTTTCTTTTGAATCTTTCCCCATTTTCATAGAATAGAAAGTTGTATCTTTTTTGTCAAAATATTGCATAGGATTTCCGTTTTCATCGAATTGTATTGTTGCCATTTCTTCATTCACAAATATCCTACTTTTCCCATTCTGAATCTCTTCAACGTAACTATCATAAGTGATGTCAACACTTTGTAACTGGTCTAAAGCATTAGCAAAACATGAAATACCTAGCTTACTATTAATGTCAATATTATTAGCTATGTTAGGTTTTATTATCTGAAATAAAGGCACTGGCGAATAATAAGGTGTATAAACTCCACTGCTAATTTCTTCATCTGTTAATTCTAAATATACTAACTCATCACAACCATCACTTACTTTAGCTTTATAGTTTTCAATGACCCAGCTTCCAAATTCTTGTGTGGTCATATCTGTAATTAGTGTATGCTCGCTTACATAATATGCTTCATCATCTATTTTAGATACAAAAGCAATTTTATTTACTTTGTTTTCGTTACCTTGGCATAGAGGAATAATATTATAAGCCGATACATAATCAATAATAACATTTCCGTTTGCATCCAAAAATTGTACCATTGCCCCGGTACCCAAGGCATAAATTTTTTCTAATAACTGGCTACTTTCTACTAAGAAATTATTTTTTTCTAGTGTTTCATTGACAACTTTCTCAACTGTTTTATCAATATTAAATTGTAGCCTATCATTGATAATAAACCCTGCTTTATCCTCACATATTTTCTTTGCCATACACAACTTTTTCATTTCAATTTTCACAATATCTTTTCCATTGTAAACTGTGTAATCGTGAAAATCCGCTACTTTCCCTTGATACCATTGATTCCATTTGTCAATATAATTGTAATAGTTCTCACTTGCGAAATTATACCCTTGACTCCTATAATAATTCCTCAACTTGTACATAAAACACCCCTTCCAAAATTAAGCTGCTAATCTTTCCAAATTTGCGATTATGTTTTCCATGTGTATTTCAACGCTATACTCTAATGCATCTAAAGTATCGACATTTGTACTTCCATCATCAAGCCTCTCATCCTCATGCCCTTTTTTGCTATTCCACATAGAGTTTTCTAGTGCATCAATTGTAACTTTGCAATGTCTAGCTACTTTGTAATTGTCTGTAGCAATAAGCATATCAAACAAATTTATTCTGTCCAATATTGCACCCTTCTTAGCATTAACAACCGATATTCCTAATCCATTTTTGTTTAATGCTTGTTCAAATCCTGCTATAAGTGTTTGCTCTGCCGAATCCATGTAGCAAGCATTAATTTTATATCCTTTCATTCTGCACATTTTTACGAATTTTATAAAATCATCTGCTAACTTTTTAGGAGTCTGCCTACCAACTATTCTATAATCTTCTAAAGTATGTACTTGTTTAAGTCCTCTAGTAAAACCCGTCAAATTGAATGTAGTACCCGACTTATTACCGCCAAAATCGACTCCAATATTGCAAAATTGATAAGAAGAAGGATCAATTCTCTCTGTTTCAATTATATATCTTTCTTTATCATTTGCGAAGTTCAAATATATAATACCTTCTGCTCTTACCCATAACCCTAAAATAAAGCGTTTATAGAAAACTCCTGTGTACATTCTCTCATAACGCTCTCTAATAGCTTCATCAAGACTCAAATTATCATTCATAGTAAAATGTAGCCTGATTAATTTCTTTTCTTTTCTTTTTTCTATAAATTCTAGATTGAAAAAGTGATTAGGATCTGATGGGTTCATATTAAACCAATATTTACTCCCAGCAATAGAACACCTTGCCAAAGCTTGATTTACAAAGCTTTCCGGCATAAGTGTAACTTCATCAAAAAATATTCCTGCTAGTGTTCGTCCTTGGATTAATCTTTGTGACCCTTCATCCTTACCGCCGAATATTTCAAACTTATTTAATACTTTTCCTTTTTTTACATAGATAACATTTTTAACTCTTTTTACATTGTAACCTCTACATAACATTAATTCCCACAATGTATCCATTACATTATGTTCAAAAGATTGTATTGTTTGCCCACATAGTCCAAATCGTTTATTATTAAATGTTTCCATTGCCCAAATTACAAAAGATAAAGACATTACAACCGTTTTTCCTGCTCTAACCGAACCATCAGCAATAATACCGTCCATATCTTTAACAGGACTATTTTTATTCCACCAGGTTAAAACTTTAGCTTGTTTTTTTGATAAAGGACTCCATTGAAAGTGCGATTTTTCAATCTTCTTCGCTCCCATCTTCTTCCTCCTCATCATCCCAAATATTATCTGTAATTTTTTCTAGTTGTTCAACTAATCCATCATCTTTTAATTCTTCATCGTCTCCGCCCTCTGGTTTAATTAATCCTACATATTCCGCCAACTTATCCAAAGCTTTTAATTTATTGTGTAATTTAAAAGAAAATGTTCCTTTTTGATTTATACTAACTTCTTGTATTGCTGCCCCATCGACATCATCAGAAGGCTTCATCCTGATTGTTTGTGTTAATCTTGGATATTCACCAGTGCCACATTGGACCATGTTTTCCTCTGTTTTATACTCCAGAAAATCTTTAATATCAGAGAAGGCAATCTTTTTATATTCTCTTAAGATTTCTTTTGCATCAATTATACATTCTTCTTCCGATTGCTTTATTAATTCTTGTTTTAACTGTTCGTATCTTAGGTTAATCTTAGGATTATTAAATAATCTACTAGCATTAACATATATTGCATTTGGAGTCCATTTTTTGGTATGAGGATAAGCAATTAAATAAGCATCTTTTAAAGTTTTATTTTTTATCAACTCTTGTACAAAAATTTCCTCTTTTAAAGTTAACCCATCTTCTTTCTTTTTCACAATATCCTCACCCCCCCTATATATATATTCTACATTATGTATTGTTATTCCTACAAGCTAAATAAAAAAAATAGGAGCTTTCGCCCCTTGGTAATTCATTTGCCGACGGAATCTTAAAACCTCGACATCTAATTATATCATACTAAAATTCAATATACTCGTCTATTTCAATGTTTTTATGCGTTCCACCTTTGGACAACTTTAGCAGGTGCGTTTTATAACTCTTAGCAAACAATAAATTACCTACTAGTATAAACATTATTCCCCAGATTGTTTGAATTAAGTCCCATCCCTCTTCAAGTACATCTTCTATGCAAATATTTTCCCGCTCCAGTTCATCCGTAAACTCTTTAAATTCCTCATAAAATTTTTCCTTTTGAACCCTCAAGCATTTTTCTTTAGTTTTAATTAAGTAAGCCATGTTAACCTCCTTTTGCTTTGCAACTCTCACATATAAAATAAGAGTCACCACGCTTAGTTTTTCTCTCAATCGTGCCTGTGTGTAGTCCACATATACAACATATATTCAACTCTATCATCCTCCAATTTTGAAATTTTCAACAATAACACACTGAGTATCTGTAACCTTGTAAAAACTATGTGTTTTACAAAATCTTTTTGTCCAGTCACTAAAAAGTTGTAGCATTGATTTCTTCAAAGTGTCTTTTTCATCTTGATTAACATCGTTCAAATAATCATCAGCAACTTCTCCAACTTCTTCATATGCATCTTCTTGTATTTTTTCCAAAAATGTATCAATACAAAAATCTGGTTTATACTCTTCTTTTTGTCCTAACCAAAAGCACCTTGACCCTTCGCTTTTTGCTTCTTTTATCCCCCACTCTATAGCTTTTTTTCTAGTAGAAAATTCTTCTGGGAAATTCCAAATGTCGGGTTCATAATCTTGTATTTGCACTAACCAAATTTTACTCATTATTTATCATTCCTCACTTTTAATTTTTTCAATATACTTCTCCCATCTAGTTAAAATCATCCTATCGTTTTCCTCATCCAAGGTTAAATTATAAAAAGTTTTACATTTTGGACAACTACCGTGACCTGCATCTAACTTGCCCATACATTGAGCCAATGATTTTGTGGCATAAAATACATTTTCACAACTACAATCACATTTATATCTTTTTCTTGTATCTTTTTTCATTGTTCGTCCTCACTCTCATATTTTTAAACATCTATTATCAAAACAATACTGTGATAATTTGTTTCAAGATTCGCTTTTAAATCAAATAATCGTTACTGCTCTTTAATTAAACTATCTTTGTCATTTGCTAACACATGCTTAAGCATAACTTTTCCACTATTACTTATAACTTGCTCTCCACAATAAATACAAGTATACACTCTTTTTTCTTTTTCCCATCTCTTATACATTTCAACATCATGTTCTTTGCCACATATCCAACAAGCTAACATATCTTTATAAACATTCATATCTTCTCGACCTCCAATTCAATTTAAACAACTATTTTTAAAATACTTTTATAGTATTCAAAAACTTTATTTTCGTATGATACATCTTCAGCATAATATCTAGAATCATTATCAAATCTATTGTAACAACTGTCGCAATAAATTTGATTTAGCACTAGAATTAGATTCCCTTCTTCCATAGATTTATTACAATAATCACAAATTCCAAACCCTTGAATAATAACTTTCATTTCAAATAAACCAACTTTTATAATTTTCCAACCAACTTTACTTTTAAATAAATTTGCCATCTTCTGAACCTCCAGTTTTAATTTTAAGCACTTGAAAATTTAAAACGTAACTTTACACTAAAGATACATTAAAAATAGCTATTTGCTAATCCTGTTCGTTTTTTCTGCTATCTGCTATCCTTAGTAGTTCCTTTGAAATTACTTCTATATCTTTCGAGTCGCAACTTGGACATAAATACACATGACCAAAAATTTCTGTTGTAAAAGAATAACATTCCTTGCCACATCTACACATAACCACTATAATTCCCCCTATCCCTCAGTGTTAAATGTCATTAGTAATCCTATTGCCAAAAAAATTGAAACTACTATTGCTAGTGCTATAACTCCTATAGTTAACATCTACATCACCTCTCCATCTTGTTATATTTGATTTCTTATCCCCTTTTTTTTATTGTTTTCAATGTTTGATAGTTGGTTCTTATTTGGTCTACGAAATCAAAATACATATTAGTATTAAACTCATATGCGTTTATTTTTTCAATGACCGAGTTACATTCAAGGCAAAGAAATATATCTTTCTTAAAGCCTTTCAAGTGTGTCAATCCATCTTTTTCTTGCATACAATAACAACAATAGTTCATAATGTATTCCCTTCGAGTTAAATTATTTTTGTTTTTTGATGTTTTTTGTTGCCAAAAATATTAAATGCTGTTACAATACGTTTTGACTAAAAATATTAATGCTTGAATCTTGTCAGAGATTCTTTTAGCTATTTTTTCAACTCCTTTGTAACATCATATATATATTTGTCATACTCTCCTGCTTGAAAACTTCTTTGGTCAAAATTTGCTTGATGTCCTGAATAATGATTAATTACTGTTTTATCGTCTAATTTATTTTTTTTGATTTTATCTTCCTTCACAGCATCTACAACCCACTTTCTAATAGCCAAGTAATGATTCTTAGCCTTATAACCCTTCATTTCAATATATTCATCTAAAAAAGTTATAAGTTCTTCTTCATTTCCAAAATCAGCTTTTAGTTTTTCAATTTCTGAATCTTTAAGTTTTACATTTTTAAATTCGCCATATGTATTTTTCTTATCATTCTTTACATTCTTATCTTTCTTATTAGGTGTTAGTTCTTTGTTACTTCTTTGTTGGTTCTTTGTTAGTTCTTTGTTAGTATCTTTGTTACTATCTTCTTCACTATCTTGGTAAGTGTGCCAATTCAATATGGTTACAAGCCTTCCTGTCTTTGTTGATTTGTTTGTTAAAAATCCTAACTTTTCAAATTTTTTTAACGCACTCCTGACATTTTGTATTGTTATTCCTTTACCAGATTCTTTAACTATACTATCTAAAGATGTAATCATTTGTCCTTTTTCAACTGTAAATTTTTTGCCTTGCCATTCCCATTGATTAGGCTTGTAATTAACTATCATTAATAGCGTTATTAATATAGTTTTGTGTTCTGGTGTACATTTCTGCCAAATTGCTTTATCTTTCAATTCTCTATATAACTTAATCCAGCCTGACATGATAACACCACCTATATTATTTTTTAAGTAATTTACATATTTCACACATAATATCTTCACATATTTGTTCATCCATTGTAGGATCATTAGTAATTTCTAAATAACATTTTTTACAAAGATGAAGTTTTTGATTTCCTATTGAAACAATATTTAAAAATTCTAGTTCTAAAATATTAATTTCATCAATGTTATACTCTGACTTTTTATCACATCTTTCACATTCAACTAAATAACTAATCATGAACTCTGCCTCCTTCCTTTGTTCTTTTATAAGTTTCCCAAGCATTTCTAATTAACCTATTAATATTAACTCCAGTAGTTTCCTTTTCTTTTTGAATAGCTTCATAGATATCAGCTGGAATTTTTACAGATTTGTTTTTCATAAAATCACTCCTTAGTTTGAGATAATTCTATTTTATACTACTTTTTACTACTGATCAACTCTAAAACAAAAATAAATAAAAATAGGTCTAAAGTCCTATATACAGATATGTTAAAATGAATTTAAAGTAAATTTTGGAGGGATATTAAAATGTATGAATTATTAAAAAATCTTTATGTAGAAATAGAGAAAGTTCAAGATGAAATAGAAACCAAGTATCATTATGATACGACACTATGGGAAGAAGCAAGGAAAAGTTTATATCCTTTAAAAGTTAATTTAAGTTTTACAAAAAATGAAATAAATAAAATATTAAAAATGCTTTAGAATGTGGTATCATTAGATAAATACTATATTGGAGGTTAGAAAATAATGAAAGAACATAATGCAGAAGAGTTGAATACGATACAAAAAAGAAATAAATTAAATAATGTATCAAGATACGGAGAAGTTGGACCTGGTGGAGCTTATCATAATTATTGTGTTATAACAGATAATTTATGCGGTAATATTGTTGATATTAAGTTTCAAAAAGGAGCTAGACATGAGCCATACAGCGTTTCTGGAGTTTTAGATGTAGATTTATTAGAAATAGTTAGGGATAGGCTTTCAAGTTTCCAACAAGGAGATTTTAAGACAAGAGAAAATGCAATAGCTCTAACACATATTGAAGAAGCTTTATTGTGGATGAATAAAAGAGTTGAAGATAGAGCAGAAAGGAATGTTCTAGGAACAAACCAAAAATAGTCGCCTTTTAACTGTTGTTTTGCTAGAATGAATTTAAAGTAAATTTTGGAGGGATATTATGAAAAAATATTTAGGAGTTGCAGAGCCAATGAGTTTAGGGGAATATAACAAATTTAAAGGTTGGACTATTCCAAAAAATGAGGACCCCGAGACTGAAGGATATAAAGTTAAATATTCGGATGGTTATATATCTTGGAGTCCAAGAGAAGTTTTTGAAAAATCTTATAATTAAAAAAATAAAAGGTAAATAAGGAGATTTTTATGGAAAAATATTTAGGAGTTAAATTGATTGAAGCTGAACAAAAGACACACGGAGAGTATACAAAAATCAAATATTGTGAGAGTAATCCCATTAACACTGAATTTTCAAAAGAAAATGTCAATAGTGCTGGTTACATGGTTAAGTATGACAATAATTATATATCTTGGAGTCCTAAAGATGTTTTTGAAAAAGCTTATTTTAAACTTGAAAAAACTAATAACACAATATGTCAAACCGATGTTGATTTATTTATAAAAGATGTAAAATCAATCAAACAAGGTGAAAAAACAACGGTTACAACTGTTACTTTAATAAACGGTTTTGAAATATTTGAAGCTTCTAGCTGTGTTGACCCTGATAATTTTGATATGAGTTTAGGAGAACAAATTTGTTTAGGAAAAATTAAAGATAAAATATGGAATCTGTTAGGTTTTTTATTACAAACAGGTGTTGCTGGTATAAAATAGTCACATTTTAGGTGGCTTTTGTGCTATAATAATACTATGCTTATGTTTTTTGATATAACTAAATAAAGAAAAGACTAGTGCTTTCAGGTCACTAGCCTTTTTTTTGCAGTAAAATGCCCCTGTAAGCCATTCGACTAATAGCTTACAAGAGCATTTCATTCACACAATAAATGATATTTTTTTAAGTTGCATGATTACTTTGTTATTATAACACTTCTTTTATTATTTTTCTGTCATCTACAATCGAAAATAAATCTGATATTAACTCATTAAATTCATCTCTATTCATTATTCGCCCTCACCTTCTTCCTGTTCCTGAATTAAATGCAAATACTCAATGTTAAATTTAACTACCATTTCCCTCAGAATTTTGCTTTTATCCTCACCAAGACTCTCACAAGCCTTGATAAAATCATCCTTGTCTTTTTTTGATAGTCTAAATATAAAATTTGTATCGTTATTTGTAACTTTACCCATGAAAATACTCCTTTGCTTTTTATTATTTTATTTATAATTATTATTATATCATTTGTATATACATATGTATATACAAATTTTATTATATACAAATAAATTCAAGTGATATATAATTATCTTCTAATAAAATTACTTTTTACTTTTTTTTGTAATGAGAAACTTAATTCGCAAGTTTTTTTCCTTTTGTAGAGAAATATCTATAGTCATTTTAGCCTCCAGTAATTTTATTTTGCCTAGCTATATTATCTACAAATTGCAATTTCTAATTATATCCCCTTCTGGCTGTGGTAATGTATCTTTCAAAACTTGTAAGTAATTATAGTGCAATTTAATCAAATTATTGTTTTCGTCTTTATACTCAAATTTAAAATAGTGAATTTCTTTGAAATCACCGTTTATTATTTTACAAACATTATGTCTTGGATAAACCATTTCTTTTGTCCACATATCCACCATATTGCCATACTTATTCATCATAAACGGAATTTTTTTACAACCTACCTTTACTTGATACCATTCATAATCCATTTTTATAATTTTTTCAACTTCCCCATAGCCATAAACTTTTTCATGTTTTAGATATTCCTCAAGCATTTTTATGAAAGTGTCTTTGTTGATATTCCTACTAGTGTATACATAACATTTTTTCAAATTTTCTATTGTTCCAATGCCTATACTTATAAATTCTCCATGCTCTTGATAGTGTCCACAATCATACCAATAATCTTTTATTGTAACCTTTTTATTATTTTCAAGTTCCAACTCTAGTTCTCTACCAGCAAATGCGTTTCCCCAACTATTGTATTTCAAATATTGACTAAATATAATATCTCCTTTATCATTCACAGTTTTTCCTATGTAATCTCCTTTAATTTTTTTATAAATCATAGTCGGTATCTTATCTACAACTATCTTATAATCATAATCACCACCCAATTTAGTTCTAATTAATTTAAGTATTTTCATTTTTAACCTCCACCTTGTAATAATATTTTGAATAATCTTCCTCTGGTGATCTCTGCTCGAAGTTTGCTTCATGCCCCTTTATAACTTCACTAACCGTTTTTTTGTAATCGTTTTCATTATAATTTTTGTCTAAATTTTTTTTTGCCATTATTCCCTCCAACCAATTTTTTTTGCTGGGGGACTAATCCCCCCTTAAATAGTTAATTAGAAAAGCCCATGCAACCGATGATTTTTCCTTTTTCGTCTCTACAAAGTAGGTCGGGTGCAACTAAGTCTGTTCTTTCAGGACAAGCACTTAACACTAAATTTGATACTATATAATATGTATTTGTTTCTGGTTCTGGCAATCCAATTGGAGTCGTAAATTGTTTTTTCTTAACAAACTCTATTTCAGTTTCTTGTCTTTCTTCTCCGACCCTTACATTTCCTGCACTTGCAATTGTGAAAATTTCATTAGCTAGTATTAAGTGTACCTCGTGTGGTGTATAATTCTTAAATTCGTATCCTCTAATTTTCATCATTCAAGCTCCTTTATTTTTTTATATTTTTCAATTTTTTATTTATGCAACATTTATTTCGACATTAAAATCAATGTCATTGTCGCCATCTTTTTTATAAGCTGCCATTAAGTTAAGTACGTATTGTGTTTTACGTACGTACCTTACAGAAGTTTGTGACCTTCTGTTTTCGATTCCATCTTTTATAGCGTTATCAGACAAAGGAAATTTACCGTTTATTTCAATCCAATGGTCCCCCCAGTTGTAAAATAAGATATGCTCTTGACTAATGCTGTTTCTTTGACTACTTATAATTTCGACGTAAGTCGCTTCTTTTATTCTCATAATATTCTCCTTTTTTATTTTTAGTAAACATCTTCAAGAACTTCATCGTAGAACACTCCACAATATTTGTCCCAAAATTTTTCAGTTTCGTTTTTGTATTTCAAATATAATTCTAGATTGTCATCTTCATTTATCCAGCCTTCTTCTTTTAGCTGAGTTTCCAGCCTGTTTATATCAGTGCCCTCTATAACAAACTCTTTCCAGTTCTTAACTATTACTGTATTTGCCATTTTTTACTCTCCCATTATCATATTTTTCTATTAGTTTTTCTGATGCAAGAAACATTAATTCTCTCAACAATGTTTCTTTATCTAGCCTTGTAGCGTTTTTCAGCAAATTAAATTGCTCGAACGTTTCTTTTGTTGCTCTAAAATTTATCACTTCCGTTTTTGCCATCTTGTCCCTCCAATAATTTTTATGCTATTTTGAACCCTTGATTCACTAGTTCAGCTGCCATATTTTCAGCAGTTGACCAAGTGCCTGCTCTGTTGCATACAATTTCTTTTGAGTTCATATCTATGTAAAAAGATTTTGAATAATGAAATCCATCTACATATATTCTTGATTTTCCGTATTTTTCCCAAACTCTCGTTTTTGCATCTTGATTTTCCATTATTGCAACTATTTCTTCTTTTGTTAATTCTTTTTTTGATTCATTTTTTAACTCTTTCCAAGCAACTGTTAAAGCATAACTAAATCTTGCTCTGTAATCCCCCTCTAAAGTTTTTGCAATTGAATGTGCTTTAGTAAATAAATTTGATTTAGTCATCTTAACTCCGCCTTTTTTAAAGTTGTTTATCTCTCTTACAATTATTATTGTACTACATTTGTATCACAAAGTCAATACAAAATTGATACAAAATATAAAATAATTTTAAAATAAAGAACATTGCCCTGTTAGCAATGTTCAATATACTTTGTTGCAATTAATTAATTAATCAAAAGTTCTCTTAAATGATAATAAAATGTGCTATATATATACTTCCCTGCTATTTCTTTTTCGATGAACTGTATATTAACATTATATCTTGCTTGAAAAGTCATTAGACTTGACCAATAAGCTTCCTTTCCAAATCTAGTATCATAATTGCCTTTTATTACGTCATTATAGTTTCCTTTTTCTATTAGTAATATAAACTTGCATTTTTTTCCTCTTATTAGTTCATTCTCGAAGCTAGTACGATTTTTTGCTAAGTTTGTGCTTAGTTCTTCCAGGGAATTTTTTCTTTCTATCACGATTTCATTATGAAACCATAAATCCCTGATAATCCCTAAATCTAGATTTGCTGGAAGATAAAAACTATAATCTCCAAAACTCAAAGACTTGTTAAATGTTTCAACTTTCATCTTGTGAAAAGATTGCATGATATGTAAATTTTCCTGCTCTCTCCTATCAACTACTACTACAATACTTTTTAAAAGTTCCTTTATTTCTTTTTCAGTGTACTTATAATAGCAAAGTATATTATTCATTTAATAAGTCTCCTTAAGTTTTTATTTTTCATCGTAATAAGTTGCTTCCATGTCCGCTACATGCAAATAAAATGCCAATGGATATTTACTATAAACATTGTTTAAGTTTTTCATATCTCCATCTTGGAAGGCTCCCATATGATACCTAATAGCAAATTTTTCTTCATCTGTAAGCTTTATAAATTTTTCTATAATGTAACAACTTTCTGCCCCATGACCGTAAGAAACTCTTTTTTCATTGTATTTATAAGATTTAACTTTATTCCAGGACCCAGTTTTATCATCCTTTACATTTCTCATGTATGACTCATAACAATTAACTTTGCATACATCATGGAATAATGAAACAATCTTCATGCTTTCCATTTCAGTTTCTAATAGTCCTAACCTACGTTTTTGTAATAATCTTTCCTCTACATTCAAAGAATGAATTACAAGACCATTCTCGAACGAATTATGATATATTGTGCTACATGGTGCAGTAAAAAAGTCTGTTTTATTTTCTAAGTAATCAATTAACTCTTTCATTCCATCTCTTTCAATTACATTTAATGACCTGTCTTTAAATTTAGTTATTAATTCTTGCATTTATATTCCCCTTTTTATTTAAATTTTAGTTGCTTCAAATTTTATGTTATTTTTATTCATAAACTCTTTTAATGCTACTAGCTGATTATAAGTTCCTTCAACTTGAATTTTGTATTGTATTGTTTTTTCATTTATTTCAACTTTTACTGCTCCTGATTCTTTTTTTATATCTTCAACTTTCTTTTCAATCTCAATTTTTGCTTTTTCAATTTCTCTTTGTGTTTCAATCTCTGCTTTTTTCTTAGTTTCCTCAATTTCTTTTTCTGCTCTTATTTTTGCCTGTTCAACTTCAATTTTCGATTTTTCTTCTAACTCTTTCTCATACTGTACAATGTTATTAAAATCGCTTTCAATCTGTTTTAAACACTCAATTCCTTCACTTTCAATCAAGCTTTCATATCTCTTTGGATCTACTTTCTGCTTAACTTCTACATTTCTTTTCTCTATGTAATCAAATATTTCTTGTTTATCAATTAAATACTTTGCGTTTGCATCTTTAATTGACAAAATTTGAATTGTAATATCCTTTGTAACATCTTTCTTTTTTGCAGTTAAATTACAATATTCTTTTTTTAATTGTACTTGCCAAAGGAGTTCCTGTGGTAGTTCTAATTCGGTTTTTAGTCTATTAATTTCTGATTCTGCAAATTTCTTGTTTTCTTCTTTCTTTAAATCATCATAATAATTGATTCCCTCTTTAAGCTTACTCTCTGTTTCTGATATAAGTGATACAATTTCCTTACATTTACTTTCAAACTCGTCCAAAGGCTTTGAGAGTTCTTTTTTAACATCTTTTCTATAAGTGTCTACTTCCCTTCTTAATCCTGCTAAATGTTTTTGCTCACTTTTACAAAATTTCAAAGTTTCCTCTGTTACAACTAACTTTTTATAATCACATAATTTTTCACTTAATTTGTTTTTTACTTCCTCAAAGTTAAATTTTATTGCTGGTAATTGTTTTTCAGTAATTTTAAATTCCATTCTATTTTCCACCCTCCATATTTTTTTCATAAAGTTCTTCTATTATATCTACTAAGTTTTCGTCTCCTATTGCATTGTAGCAATCTTTTTGATAAAAAGGGCAAAGGGAACATTGAACATATTCCCTGCATATTTTCTTAGATTCAATTATTTCTTGTATAATTTTATTATCTATCATTTTATCCTCCAATTAATTTATTGTAATGAGTTTCGGCTTCTTCGTTTGTAAGTTGTTTTAGTTCATCTTTTCCAGTTAGATTTTTTAATTCTTCCCTAACTTTTTCCTTCCCATATCGATAAAGTAATACATTGCCTAATTCTTTTATATAATTTTTTGTTAGTTGCTTTGGTGGTTTTGGTGCTGGTTCTGGTTCATCTGGAATTACAATTACTTCTGTATCATCTCCTTTAGGTAATGCCCACTCTGGAAGTTTTGGATAAGTTTTTAACTTGTATGACTTGCCAAAACTTTTAAGTTCACACCATTCCTGTGGTAGCTTATAAAGATATCTGCCTATTCCCCATTGATAAGCTGCTCTTTTCATTGCATCCGATAAACCGCCTTTAGTTGCATCCATATTACTATTATCTGCACCATCCCATTTAGTTATCCACTCACCTCTTTCTTCTACCCAAATACTAATACCACAGATTTGACTACTACCTTTCCACTCTTTATATTCATTTCTCCATCCAAAGCACCCAAAAACATCATCTAATCTATTTTGTATTGCTCTATTAGTTACATATGCTAATGCTAATCCTTTACTCTTATCTTTGTTTGTACTTCCAACCCTCCACTCTATTTCCTCCGCCTTAAATGGCTCTTGTAACTGCTGCATTATTTTTTTATAATCCATCATTTGTAATATCTCCTTCCTCTGTGTTATACCAGGTCCCATTAAAATAATATTGTTCTTCTATTTCTATATGCTCAATTCCGTCATTCATCATCATTTCATAGCAATTTATCATTTTCTGTTTTTTCCCCTTTCTTCATATATTCATTAAATATTTTTTCTAAAAACTGTCCGTACTTCACATTTTCGTAGTCTGCTGTTTGTCTAAAATAAGTAGCAAATTCTTTCTTTACTTTAATTTGTAGAGTATATTCTTTTTTCATCATTACACCCCCTAGCTATTTATTTGATAGTTGTATTGTATTACTTTTATATTACTTTGTCAAGTGTTATTATTAATGTGTTTAATTTTGCGCCATCGTTTGGGCACAACGCGAACGCACGATATTTGACATTATTATATCTATATTATATAATACTTTTATAATACATTTTAGGAGGTAATACAATGATTAAATTTTTAAGTTACTTAGGATTTTTGGGTAGTTGGTATGTTAGTTTTCTCCTTGCATCTACTTTGGCCAACACCAAAACAGATTATGTAGTAGCATTTATTTTTACATCAGTGATGCAGTTTTCAAGTTTTTATTTTTTCAAGAAAGGAAATGAGAATCAGAAGTATTTTTATATTGCAGGCGTGTTATTCGCTATAAGTATCTTGGGCACAATGTGTTATCAGCTTTCCATACACGACCAAGCGCAGAACGAAATGATAGTAAATTCCGACGAATATCAAAAGCACCAAGATAGTCTATCTAATCAAAAAGAGTTAATAGCAGACATGAAAGCAAGCAGAGAATCGTTAATACTATCATACAATGAGCAAGTTGAAAGCCTTGTGTCACAGAAGAATTCTATGCCAGAGAATTATATCACAAGGAAAGCACAAGTCGACACCAAAATAAATGCAGTTAAACAAGAATTATCAGATAAGCTTGAAATGTTAAACAACTCTTTAATCACACAGTCAAATGAATTAAAAGAGTTGAATAACACCAATATAGTTACTACTAATCTAAGGTACACCAAGGGGTATCTCGGTATATCTAGTATTATAGCAGATTTTTTCAACATTAACAAAGAATTAGTAGTGCTATTCATACAGTTTGTAATCGCAGTTACATTTGAGGCAACCGCAGTTGTGCTTCATGTGTCTCTCAATCCACTAGATATAATTGAAAATAAAAAGGAGCGTGTTTTTAAAAATGCAAAAATTAGAAAAGGTGTTTTGGATATCCATCGTAGTAATAGACCTAGGAATGATAACACTAGCAGTGGTGAAATTATGGCAATACCTAATGTAGACCTAAAAAAAAAAGAAATTTCGCCTAAAAAAATTGAAACAAAATCTTATAAAATTAGTGACATAGACGTGAAAAAATACAGAAACGCAATGGAGCAAACGCAGTCGGACACATATTGCGTAGGGTATCGCAAAATTTCAAAAATCGCAGGTTTGACGGACTCGAAAGGTAGGCAAATATTTGAACATCTTAAGCAAATTGGCATCATAGAAACAACCCAAAATGGTACTAAAATAATTAAGTTTCAAAAAAAGGTGGTGTAGATATGATTTCGAATATTAAAAACATAGTGGTC